TATTCATCAACAAGTCATTCACATTCCGTCTCTTGCAAATGTTAGTATGAGTACTACTTGCTTAGGTCAACCCTTCTTGACCTTCTATTATCACAATCAACACAGTCAGACGATTTCGTATGGCTGGGGTAAGTGGGAAGAGTGTGAAAAAGATATGATTCGTGTAAAAGCGTCGATGATAGAAGTTGAAAAGACCCTTGAAGTCATTCCATTAACAGAACCTGAAGTTAAACCAGTGGTTAAAGTGGATACTTAATAACGACGACGACTCTTAGTGGATTTGCGACTTTTTCGTCCCTTACGGGTCTTCCTTTTGCGACCTCCACTCGCAAGAAGCATATTTTCCATAAGATATTGTGTTCCATTGACAGTTCCGTAGTGACCACCCGCATCTACCGCAGTTAATGTTCCCGTTGTTACAGGTTGAAGTCCTCGTTGTGTAACTTCAGTCATTGAGTTGACTAAACCATTGTATACAGTTACTTTTTTACCAATCCAACTACTAGCCATTTACTTTACTACGTTAAAAATAAATGGGAGTCAAGTCTGAAGGATTGAAGTTCAAGTATTCGTTGTATTCCACTCTCGCCTTTTTCCTTGTGGCGAACCCAATTACATTCAAGTTTGTGAATTCATTGATCGCAGGAGTTGCAGTCAATGGATGCCCTACAGCGTTTGGTTTCATTCTTCATTCAATAGTCTTTTTCGGTGTGCTTTACGGTCTAATGAGTTTACCGAGCGACCGAGAGTAGACCTATCTGCTTGTTATAAATCTTGGTCTTCAATCGTTCTACATTTGCCTTTGCGACTTTGAGCTTTTCAAATATAGCCCTCTCGTTTGCTAAACTTTTGTCTTTTTTTATAAACTCTGCAACTCGGTATTTGTTGCTATTTTTCTTCTTCTCATCCACATCTTCCTGTATTTCCTTCAAAGCCTTCTCTGCCTTTTCAAGTCTGTATTCTAGGGTATACATTTTAACAATGATTACAGTTTATTTCAACAAATTAAATCCATTTTATGTGTTTTAACCCTTAAACCCTCTTTCTTTTAGTTCTTTCTTCTGAATCTTCAGTTCTCTAGCAAGAACCTTACGAGTAGGATGACTGAGCACCTTAAATAGATGATGGTGTTCTCGCAAATAATCACTCTTCTTCATACGAATGGTCTTATTTCTACGAGTACGTTTTCTACGACCTCCTTCTTGAACTGGAAGTGATGGATCTAGTTGTGCTTCGTAGTATTTGATATCGGTTTTTTCAATAACTTTATTGTTAAATGGATTCTTATTATTATTCAATTTGTTGTAGGTGTCTTCAGTGTAATAACGATGATACTTTTCACGTTCATCGTGGAAATCAACCATTAGTGTTCCATCTTTGATTTCTTCCATTGTAACAACATCTGTCTGACCTTTAGGAATTTTGATTATTGCAAAAGGTCCTAATGGTCTATTCCTAACACATGGGGTTACTTCAAATCTATTAGTATCATCATAGGACCCATTAGTAATGTATTGAAGACCATCTTTTTCAAAAAAGTGATCTGTATGCCCACCACGCCCAGGTCCATCCGGGTAATATTCTACTGTCTTAACAAACTTACCAAGATATTGTCCAGTTGACCTTCTTTTATAACACTTTGAAGGATCCATTTATTAAACGCTCCGAATAAATTCCCAGTTCAGATAATCACAGATCTTTGCCCAGATTGTGTCATGAGCAATCAGTCGGTCGCGTGATTTCAATAATGGAAAGAACACTTTGTATTCATCCAAATCCAGCAACTCAAAGAACTTGTACAAAATGTAGGAATAACTCAGAAAGTTCGTTCGGTCGTTCGGACAATAGAGCAAGAACGGTGCCTGAATTTCCTGAAACATTGCACGAACCTTTTCCTCAATTTCAGGGGTAATGGTTGGTGGAGGATTGCCGTTTAACCTACTCAAAATATGAGCACGATGCTCGTAATACTTGGATCGTCCTAACTTTTTCAGAATCTGACGTATGTCCTCTTCAGACATATCGGCAATATTATCAATCCTTCGTTTCTTGATTTCTAAGATCACTTCATTCATCACTTCTTCGGGAATAATGGTAGACTCCTTTGCTTGGAACTGGTTCAGAATCTCATTGAGATGGTTAATCTTTTTGTATGCGTAATTGTTTCGGTCTTTGGGTGGATCACGAAAACTCGGGAAATCTGAAACGACTAACGCATACTCTTCAGACCCGCAAGAAGGACAGACTAAAATACCTTCTGAACTGATCTCTTCACGCGCTACATTACACGCAGGACAGTGTTCAGTCAACAATTGTGTTGCTTCTGGACCATTACTTAGTTTCATACGAGTCACATATTCATCAAAGATCTGTTTCTTGGATAATCCTGTATCCACTGCAGGTGTATTTGCTGAAAAGAATTTCATGAATGTGTGTGCGTCTTTAGGAAGAGGAGTAGATTGTGTAACACTTGAGGTTTCCTTTCCGTAATAGTCTAACAAGATGTCTACGTTTTTCATATAGTATTCTTCGACTGGATTCGTCTTGGACAATTCATCTTCGACTTCTTGAATTTGTCTATCAATTTGCGAACACTTAACGATCTCAGTGAGTTCAGTTGAATTACTCAATGTTTCGCGTTGTTGTTGTAATGTCTTAAGTTTAAGAGTCAATTCATCCCTCTGTATGTCCGAAGTATGTAATCCCCGAACTTGGTCTTGATGAATTGAATCTAAAGTTCCCATTGACGAACCTGTACTTCCCACCTCTCTCGTTTTACGAATTCGGAACACATCCATTTACAAGTGTTTCTGTCTGCTTCCTGAAGACTGGATTTGTAAACATACAAGGTCGTTGCTTTTTTAAGAGTGCGAAAGTAGAATCATACGGCATTGAAAAATGAGTCGTAATATAGGTCAGCGCTAAGAACGCAGAGCGATTTATACCGCATTGACAGTGAATAAAGACTGTATTGGAGTTAGGTTCACGTAAAAAGGTAGATAATGCTTGTTCAAACGCAGGATACCATGTGAGAATATTCACAGTCATTGAATCTTCTGCACTGAGTCCAACGTAACGCGTAGGATTTTGCGTTCTAAACCAAGCAGGTGAATCTTCTGGAAATGCGCAATTGATAACGTGTGTAATTTTATATTTGGAACAAAATGCAGGCGTAAGCATTTCACCTGCTCCAACCAAGATGCGAGGATAGAACCATGCAGGAGGTTCAAACAGATATCTAGGTTGAAGGAACTGCATACTTCTTTACAGCAAATTGTCTTTAACCGATACAAATCCCGCGTCTTCATATCGCATCAGTATATAGGGTGGTAATGGAGCAGGAGGAGATTCTTTATATCCACCTGAATGACTGTCATGAATGGATTGTAGATGTTTGAGTTTTTCAACATAATAATAGATCCAATGAAGAGCCATCATCAATGGTTTTCCATTAGAGATTTGTCCATGATACGAAATACCCTTTCGTTTCACTAATCCTTCTTCAATCAAACGAATCGCAATATACGTTGTATGTTTTCTTAACGGAACTTGTCCCAAATCAAAACGATGGTTAGAGACAAGTCTTTGAAATTCGGGAACTAGTTCGGGAATCATAGCGGGTATACATTTCAGATTGTAATATCCATGATAAAGTTCGTCTCTTGAAATTGGAACGCTCAGAGTGTCGTAAATAAACATACGACATGCGGAACATTGATGTGAACTCATTGTGTTTTCTTTTGAGATTTCTTTGATTTACGAATCTGGGTTCGTTTTTTACGCAGTGTCTTACGCTTGGACTTCTTGGACTTACGGGTCTTTTTACGACCACCTAATGTTCCTTCAGGAACTAAGTGAGCTTTATACCACTTTACATCTACAATCTTTTTACGAGTAGTTGGATCTAAGAACATTAATGGTCCTCCGTCCTTTTCTCTTCTTTTCAATGAATCTTCCAGTAAATTTATCAATGAATCACGAAAGTAATAACTATTTGTCGCAATCGTTCCTCCTTCACCCACAATCTGTCCTACAACTGAACCTTCTTCAATTTCTTCATATGCAATTCCATCACGTGATCCGATTTCAATGTCTTTTGAAGGAGGAGATGCTGGAGGTGTAAGAAACTCTGGGAGTTCTTCATCTTCATCGTCGGCATTATCTTCTTCTTCATCGTCGGCATTATCTTCTTCTTCAGGCGCAGTATAGATAGTTGCAACTGCTCCTGTATCTGCATCTACATTACGAATCGCAGTATCTTCATCTTCACCTTCTAGTACATAGAGAATCATATCACTGGGATGCCACGCTAAATAGATTGGATAGTAAAAAGATGCTTCAACTCCAATACCATCCATTCTCGTTCCGTTTCCATTACCTGCTACTGTAGTCACTACGCCTTGAGGTGTCACCTTACGAATACGATGGTTATCAAAATCAGCAACATAAACATTTCTATCTGAACCAACTACAAGTCCCCAAGGTTGATTAAAAAGCGATTGTTCTCCAGTTGCGTCTACTATTCCAGGTTGTTGCTCCTTTCCTGCAAAGACCGTAGCTTTATCATCAACTCCAAGTTTTGCTCTGTAGATACAGTGTTTTGAAGGTGAAGTTGAATATAGAAGTCCAGAGTCATCCACTGCAATTGAGTATACAAAGTAATTAAGTAGATGGCGAAATACAGTCACTTCTCCTGTACTTGTAATTTTAATCACATGACTACCACCAGGATCACGATCTACTACATAAATCGTTCCAGCTGAATCAATTGTAAAACATAACATACCATCAAAAGGTGCTTTAAATCCACGTCCTTCAGTTGCACTCGCAAATGTAGTTACGTTTCCTTGAGCATCTACTTTACGAATCGCATTATTTCCTCTATCAAGCACATACAGGGTTCCACGATAGGATACAACATCTATAGGTTTATTAAATGTAGCCTGATTAGCAGGTCCATCTTGAAAACCACGATCTGTTTGACCTGCAAGTAAACGGGGAGTTGAATCTGTACCAAGCTTCAAGATAGCGTGTCTAAACTCTGGAGTATCATCATCAGAACGATAAGAATCAAAATTAGATATATAGATGTTTTGAAGATCCACTGCGATTGGATTCGCGTTCACAATCTCAACCATTATAGTTTGTAGTCAAAAAAATGTTTACCAGCTCGTCTCCTTTTCTAAGCGTCTGTCCCAGATTGGATCGGTGAAGGGTGGATCAACGGATGGTTCTGATTGAGGAGGAGCAAACTTTAGAGCTATTTTAAGTCTATTGTT